TTTAGAAAATTATTTGGTATGGCCGATGGTGGACGAATTAGTTTTCAAGAGGCTGGTTTTGTTATTAGTAGTAATCAACAAAAATCAAAATTAAAATTTTCAAAGAAACAAGACGCCTTAGCTAAAGAAAAATACGGTATGTCAATGAAAGAATTATATGAAAAAAGACGTAATATATTTCATGACATAAGATTAGGTAGAGTGGATAAAACTACACAAGCTGGTAAAGGGGCTAAAGTAAAAAGTAACATACAAATTCCAACAAAAGATGTTAGACAACCTGATGGAAAAATTAAAAAAGTTGAGCTACCTGTAAGGTATCCAAATAAAGAAGTAGAAAAAAAATTTAAAAAATCTGTTAGAAATATTTTTAAACAACCAGCTGGAAACATACCTTTTAAAACTTTAGCAAAAGATTTTCCAATTACGGAAAGACAAGCAATAAGAGCTGCAAAACAAATTAAAAAAGAAGAGGGTTTACAATATGCAAAAGGTAGAGGCAAAACAGAATATATTAAAGAAGTTAGAGAACCATTAATAAAAAAAACAGATAGTCCAAGAGTTTTAAAAAGAATGGGTGTGGAAAGAGCTAGATTTCTAAAAGACAAACCAGAGGTGTTTGGAAAAATTGATACAGCTCATAGAGCTTCTAAATCTCACATGGCTAGGTTAGGACTTCAATTTGATACTCAACTAGTTGGCATGGACTCAAGGTTAATAAATCAAGTTGTATTAAAACCTGCAGAAAACATGTTGGATAAATTATATGAAAAAAGAGAAAATATTTTAGACAATATAAAAGGCAAACCTACAAAAGAACAGAAAAAAACTTTACAAGAAATAAATGATTCAGTTAAAAAAGTTGTTAAGACGACGTCAGGAAGATTTGTTGGAATTATAGTTGATCCAAATAATTTAGAGCCTTCTTTTTCTGGTATTAAAAAAAATTTAGCTTTTTCAAAAGTAAATAAAACTATGAAAGAAATAGAAAAATTACCTGGAGCACCTACCGTTACAGGTGGTCTTAAAGGCACTAGTCTAAAAGATAGTGAGTATTTTAATTTTATTAAAGATAATGTTCAAAAAAGTGTATCGGGAGAAATAAAAAGAGGTTTTGTGCCAAATGATTTTAAAGTTATTTTAAGTGATCCAAAGAATAGAAAAAATTTATTAGACTATGCTAAAAAAAATGCGCCAGATATTCTTCCTCAATTTAAAAAAGTATTAGATAACCCAACATCAAAACAAAGTCTTGCTTTATATGCAAATCCTATGTTTAGCCCAGGTATTTTAAAAGAAGCTTTTAAACAACTTCCAACACCAGCAGCAGCCGTAGGAATAAATTTATTATTAGGTGTTGATCCAACATCAGCTGTTGATAGAGCAAGCATTGCAGCAGAGGCAGCCTTTGCACCGCAACTTGTAAAGCAAGCTGCAAAGTTAGGAACAGTCGGACAGAAAATTGCTAACCTAGGTTTGACACCTGCTATGGCAGCGAGAGCTGCAAGAATAGCATCGCCACTTGGTATTGCATCATTAGCTGCAGAAGGTTTATATCAAGGTGGTAAATTTACTAAAAAAAGAATAGAAGAACTAAGATCCATGACCCCAGAGCAAAGAGAAGAGCTTAGAAGACAAGGAGAAGCGCAAGCATTTGATCCTTTTCAAGCTGCAGGTGGTGGTATCGCAAAACAGGCAGGGGATAGATCAGGTCCTATGCTAAAATCAATGAACCCTGATAAGGACGGGTTGCTATCATTAATGAAACGTGGTAAGAAAATATAGGAGTATAAATGGCAGATATAGATAAAGGACTCCCGAACACTAGAACTCAAATAGAAGTTCCATCAGAAGAGGAACTACAAGAAGTTAATGTTCAGGAAGAGGCACCAGAAAAAGGACCCGTAGAGGTCATACCAGAAGAAGACGGCGGCGCAACGATAGACTTTGAACCGGGAGCTATAAATATACCGGGCACAGAATCTCACTTCGATAATTTAGCAGATATTTTACCAGACGATATTTTAGATCCAATTGGAAATGAAATGGTACAAAATTATTCTGACTATAAAGCATCAAGAAAAGATTGGGAACAATCTTACAAAGCAGGTCTTGATCTTTTAGGATTTAAATATGAAAACAGAACAGAACCTTTTCAAGGAGCAAGTGGCGCAACTCACCCAGTGTTAGCAGAAGCTGTTACACAGTTTCAAGCACAAGCTTACAAAGAATTATTACCAAGTGATGGACCTGTAAGAACACAAGTCATCGGTGCTAAGACTACACAGACAGAACAACAAGCACAACGTGTTAAAGATTTTATGAACTATCTTGTTATGGATCAAATGAAAGAATACGAAGAAGAGTTTGACTCAATGTTATTTCACTTACCACTTGCAGGATCTACATTTAAAAAAGTTTACTATGATGTACCACTAGGTAGAGCTGTATCAAAATTTGTACCTGCAGATGAATTAGTAGTTCCATATACTGCAACGAGTTTAGATGATGCTGAATCTATAATACATACAGTTAAGATGTCAGAAAACGAATTAAGAAAACAACAGGTATCTGGTTTCTACAGAGATATAGATTTAGGCCCACCTGATAATGTTGAAAAAAATGATTTAGAAAAAAAAGAAAGAGAACTAGATGGCACTAAGAAAACAGGTAGACAAGAGTCTATGTATACTTTGTTGGAGTGTCACGTTAACTTAGATTTAGAAGGTTTTGAAGATACAAATTCTGAAGGACCAACTGGAATAAAATTACCTTACATCGTAACTGTTGACGAAGGTAGCCGATTAATTCTTTCTATTAGAAGGAATTATGCGCCCGATGATCTAAAGAAAAATAAGATCCAATATTTTGTCCACTTCAAATTTCTGCCAGGACTTGGGTTTTATGGCTTTGGACTCATTCACATGATTGGCGGATTGAGTCGTACGGCAACGACGGCTCTCCGTCAATTATTAGATGCAGGAACATTAGCAAATCTACCTGCAGGTTTTAAACAAAGAGGCGTTAGAGTTAGAGACGAAGCATCACCAATACAACCAGGTGAGTTTAAAGACGTAGATGCACCGGGTGGATCTTTAAGAGATGCATTCTTTCCATTACCGTACAAAGAACCATCACCAACACTATTACAATTATTAGGAGTTGTTGTACAAGCAGGTCAAAGATTTGCAGCAATAGCCGATATGCAAGTTGGTGACACAAAACAAAATGCAGCTGTAGGAACTACGATTGCATTGTTAGAGAGAGGTTCGAGAGTCATGTCTGCAATACACAAAAGATGTTACGCAGCTATGAAAGATGAGTTTAGAATTTTATCTAAAGTTGTTGCACAATACTTACCACCAGAATATCCATACGATGTTGTTGGTGGACAAAGAAATATTAAGCAAGCTGACTTTGATCAAAGAGTAGATGTAATACCTGTTGCAGATCCCAATATATTTTCTATGTCTCAAAGAATTACACTTGCACAAACACAATTACAACTTGCAACATCACAACCACAAATACATAATCTGTATCAAGTATACAGAAACATGTATGAAGCAATCGGTGTAAAAAATGTAGACGCAGTTTTACCACCACCTGCACCAAATGCACCAATGGATCCGAGCATGGAACACATAAATGCTTTAGGTGGAAAACCTTTTCAAGCTTTTCCTGGTCAAGATCATAGAGCACACATAACTGCACACTTAAATTTTATGTCAACTAACATGGTTAGAAATAATCCTGCTGTAATGGCGGCGATTCAAAAAAATATTTTAGAACATATTAGTCTAATGGCACAAGAACAGGTACAATTAGAGTTCAGAGAACAAATGCAAGAGATGATGATGATGCAACAACAAGCTGCAGCTAATCCTCAAGTAGCACAGCAGCTGCAAATGCTTACAAATCAGATAGAATCAAGAAAAGCTGTGTTGATCGCAGAGATGACTGAAGAGTTTATGCAAGAAGAGAAGAAAATTACATCACAGTTTGACTCTGATCCACTTCTAAAATTAAAATCTAGAGAGGTTGACCTTCGTGCA